ACCCATGGCTTCGGCTGCTGCTTCTGAAATAGTTTTCTTGCTTTTTTGTTTCATAATAAAAGAATCCTTGTGTTAATTATTTAGTAGTTTTTAAAATTACGGAGTTATACCGTATGCTTTTTCTTGAGCTTCTAACTGTCTTTGTGATACTGCGCGTCTTCTTGCATCTAATGGATCAACTGGTTTAAATGCCGCACGCTTTGAGCCAACTAGTGGCACCCATGGACTTCCGGCTCCCTGTGCTGCTAAATTTTGAGCATTTTGACCTATCTTGCCAATATTTGCATCAAACCAACTTGACCCAGATATATCTGCAGCCTGACCTAAAAGTGAATCTACTGCTCCTGGAACTTTATCTATTCCTGGAATTTTTTTAAGGATACTAGTTCCTGCAATTGCTGATGTTGCTTTATTTCCAAGCAAGTTACCCAACCAGTCTAATCCAGTACCAATAGCATATGCACCTGCAGCAGAACCGGCACCCAAATCATCTTTTTCCGTATCACCAAACAAAATATTATCTGGCTTACCTTCGGCATCAATGCCTTCACCCTTTCCACCACGACCGCCACCAACACCATATGGTAATTTAATTTTAGAAGGATCTTCCATAGTATCAAGAGCATGACGATTAACAGGAATAACATCTTTACTTGGAGTTTTTGGTAATTTAGGTGCTTTTGTTTTATTATAAGAATCAACGGCTATACTTGGACCTTCGCCAAATTCTCTTAAGAATTCTTCATGCAAATCACCCGTTGAATGTTTATTAAACGATTCAATTAAATAATTTCGAGCAAGATGGGAAATATCTTTATTCATTTAAGTTTATTAAAATATTCTTCAAACACTTTAACAATATTTTTGTTTAGATTTCGGCTTGATGAACCACTAATAAGTTTTCTTGCTGCATCAATTTGACGCTCTTGCCAAGAACCTTCTACGAGCATCCATTCTCTACCTTCCATGATTCCATTTACGAAAGCATGTGGTGCTGATGGATCAGCAACAATATCAACAGCAGCAAGCATAAAGTCTTCTTGTACTTCTTGGTATCCATTCTTAGACTTTAAAGAACCCATACCACGAGTAGATACACCTAATTGTGCACCCTCATCAATAAGGTTCTTTACAATCTTTCCCATTGGGGTATCTAAGATTTTTGCTTTACCACAAATAGAATTACCATCTTCATGGAGTTCTTTGATAATATGTGATACACGATCAAGGTTTACAGTTGGTCCTGTAGGATGATTAAGTTCACCTAAAGCACGACCTTTATTAACATATTCAGTAATATAACGGTTGGTCTCCTTGGCAAGGGTTCCTTGTGGATATACTCGACCATTCCGGTTCTTTACACCAGATTGCATAAAAATACCTTCAATGAAATAATGCTTATCTCCATTACCAGCATTTTCCTTGATATACTTTATATCTTCAGTTAGTTCTGTAATCAGTTTCATTTAGGTTCTTTCTTTCCAAGAAAATCTTTAGCAATAACTTTATATTGTTCTTGTAGTCTGGTTCCAACTTTGCCATAGAGAACTTTGGTGGCTTGTTCTTTGAATGCAACAGCATTTTCTTCTACTACGGTCTTGAGCATTTGACGGATATTGTTTTTCATAATAATTTTCTTACCTTCTGTGAAAATGTTAAATGTTGCTTAAATGTTGTTCCATCAGTAAATAATTCAGAAACCAGGTGTTCTCTATTTTTAACATTCAATGATTCAAATAAATTTTTAATGTGTAATATATCTGAATCAGTAATATTTATATTTGAACCATTTTGAAACTTATAATTTCCTGGTTTAAAGTTAGTTACAAAATCTACAAATTCATTTAAAGTTGTATTTTCTGGAGTAATCGATTCTCTGTATAACAGTGCCTTTGACACCAGTAATTCAGTTTCTTTAATACTTTCGTTCAATTTAGTGGATAAAACTTTAATTATACTCTGCTTAAAACTTTCATCATTTTTAAAAATGATGTTCTCTATTCCCGATTTTAATAATAATTTATTATTAGTCATGGAATATTACTGTTGTCCACCTTCTTGAGCGGCTTGTTGGGCGGCTAAGGCTGCTTGTTCTTGTGCTATTCTTTGTCTGTCAACAACCATTTGTTTTTCCATAACCTTGAGTTGTTCTGGGAGTTGTTTGAGAATATCAGTCTTAACAAACTCAGTTGAGAAGTATTTACCAATGTATGGTTCAACAAACGAAAGCATCTTAAGACGTTCGGATAGAATTTCTGATTCTTTGAGATCCCAGAAATAATTATCTGTGTTGAATACAAATTTAATATCGGTTTTTAAAACATCCCAGTCTTCTTGCGTCATTACACCCTTTAGAAGTAATTGAACTCTTAAGGTATCCATGAATAGACGAGAAAACTGATATCGAATACGATCAACAAATTTATAGAATTTAATTTCTTCTCTGGTAATTTCAGTAGAACGTCCCATGTTAAAACCAGTTGATTCAGCCGATAGACGGCTAATTGGAACATTCAAACATGCAAACAATTTCTTTTTAAAATATTCAATATCTTCAATTTGTGAAGTTGATTGTGCACCAGGAATGGTTGTAATTTCAGTTCCACGTGAACCTTCTCTACGTGGAAGCCAGTAATCTTCAAGTACTGACATCATCTTTCGTTCATCTCTTACTTCACCGGTATCTTGGTTGTAAGTAAGTTTTGTGCGGAATCTGCTCATCATGTCCCGCATATATTGTTCAGCTTTAGCTTTTGGTAGTTGACCAACGTCTACATAAAAGATTTTACGTTCTGGAGCACGAGCAATGCGGTATACCAACATAGCATCTTCCATTTGACGCAACATGTTTAGCGGTCTAATGGCTTTGTGCAGATATCCTAAAATACGTTTTGTATTAAGATCAACTAATCCAGATGGAACATATACAATGCTATCCAGAGATAAATGAAGCCCCTGTGGACCAGTCATTACTGGTGATTCTTTATCATTATTCGTATAGACATAATACTCTTCAACTTCTTTGATTAGTTGAATTGGTGTATTTGTCTGCTGAACATACTTATCCATTTCCTTTTTAAACTTACGAACTTTTTTAATCTTTAATGGATCTACGGCAACAATACTTTGAATACCCTGACCAGGAAGATCCTTGTCAATTACAATGTTATAAAACAACTTTGAATCTACATACCATCTGCGAAAGATTTCGTATGATTTGTGATTAAAATCTAATAGATGAATTACAGTGTCAAACTCTTTATATATTTTTGTTTTAATGTTATCAGAAATTGGGCACTTAGACAAATCTAATTTTACTGGTGTGTGGTCTGTACCGGGTACAATGGAGGCATTTACAATCTCGTCTACAGCAGCATCGATTTCTGGATAGATTGATATATTTCTGTATTGAATGATTGACTGTGTTTCATCACGCATCGTGGCTGCGTAATCAAGGGCAGTGCCAAAGAATCCACCAGCCTCAACAGTTACAGTTCCATCAAATACTTCTGGAACTGCAAATGATGCCATTGCATCATTTTTTTGATCTTCCTTGGTGGTTTTCTTTTTTCCAAACTGAAATCCAAATATATCAATTTCCATAATTAACCTTGTATTCTCCTTGTAATATTCTTGATTTCCATAAAATCAAAAACAATCATTACAGTATAACTATTTAACACATTGGGAGAACCCATATTCATTTGAACTGGTTGAATTCCAGCAGGCCAGCATCCATGTAAAATGTATTCTTTTAATGGTTGATCATTACCATTTAAATCTAAGTGTTGGACTCTCCAATTATCTGCTTTATATTGTCTTGACGTTTGACCAGTTCCAACTCCAGGAGTAGATGATTGATTGTTATCATGGTCATTAATTAAATTTTGCCATCTATTTAATTTACCCCATAAGTTGTTATTTCCAACATCATCCCATATGGTAATATTCCAAGTTCCATAATCTCTTTCACCTGGATAATGAAATTTTCTACCAAAATAATCATAACTTAAAGTTTTACTAGTAACTCTTGGAAGAGTGGCAGAACGTATATGAAAATCTGTAAATCTACCACCGGTTGGAAATGAACCATCTATTCTAAACCTATTAGAACGAGTTCCACCAAAAAAGGTATTTTTAAAATCATTTAGCATGGTTAGTTAATCTTAAGTATTATAGTTCTCTTTATCTTGAATTTTGACATAATCAAATGTAAGAGTGGTATTAAAACCAACAAATCCGGGCTCTGCCATATTCAAACTTATTTCATCTACTACCGATGGCCAACATTTGTATAGAGTTATAGTTTTTAAAACTAAACCATTAGCATCTAATTGTTTCATTCTCCAAGTTGTTTGTAATCTTTTATATGAAAAATCATCACCTTTTACTTTATGTGTGTAATGACCATCCATAAATTCTGCCCATTGATGCAAACCTTTCCATATACTGTTGGTATTATTATCATCGTATATACCAACATTCCAAGGTGTGTACATTCTATCACCTGCAAAATTTATCAATCGTCCACGATATGGAACACTAATAGTATTGATTGTTGATGCAGGCAATGATGCGGATATCATTTTAAACGATGAATCTTCTGCAGGAACATTAATACCTGTAGGCCAAATTGGTTCAACGACAAATCTATTGGCACGAGTGCCACCCAAAAAACCTTCTTTAAAAGTTGTTATTGAATTATTGTTTGCCATTATTGTGTAAGACTAATATCAATTACAAAACTATCAATACTTAAAATTGGTTTAATTATGACGGTCATATTTAATGTGCCGGAATTATCAATATTATTAGAACTATCACAAATAATTTGTGTTACGGCTGTATCAATAAATGTTAAATATGGATCTATTGCACTTTCAATTTCAGAAGTAACTTGTGCTCTAGTTGTAGAATTGTTAATTTCAAAAAGATACTTTAGACCAATTGCATCCAAATCTTTTCTTAATGCTGAACGTAAACGAGATGGTCCAACTCTGTCATAACTTGTAAGTGCTCCACTTGCAGTTGCACCAACAATATCTGAACCTAAGAACTTTGGATTGTAATTTACAAAGAAATTTACTTTATTATTTCTTAATGTGGTTTTTAATGAATCATTCCAGTCAATAGATGATGATACGTTTCCATTAAGAATTGTTGACCTATCAAGACCAGCCACTGAAAGATATAATTCATTTCTGTTTTTTGCTCTTGCAAAAAATCCACCAACATCTGTAGAAGTTGGTAGTTTGTATGTGATTTGAGTATTTGCTTGTAATGTAGAGGTATCTAAATTTGAAACATCTTTGACACCATAAACATTAAAGATTCGGTTGGCAACCGTTGTTCCGGTTACAAGAGACGCACTACCAAACAAGGAAGCATAATTTGCCATTGTGTAACCACTACCAGTTACACCAGTAATATCTGCAATAGAAGGAAATATTCCTGTTGTGTATGGTTGGTCAATCAACCAGGTGCACAGTGCACTATTGGCTTCTTGACCAATAATAACATCTAGATAATTTTCAGTAGTTGCAATATAGTTGTCAAAGCCAACTGGGTCACCAACAATAACCAGTGTACCACCATAGGCTAGAAAATTAATTGCATTTAGAAAATCGTTTCCAGCGGGTCTTGCTACAAGTTGAACTTTGTCATCTATTGTTCCGGCTGTTTGGAAGAAACCAAATGTTCCACCAGCAGAAGGATCTGAAATCAAACATGATGTGATACCGGACAACTGGTTCAAATCACCAACAAGTTCCTGTGGTGTTGTGTATACAATATACGTAGATGAGGTATAACCCTTGGCAGGACTATATAAATTTGCTCTAGAATAGACTAACCATCCAAATAAACCACCTGGATCATTACTGGCTGCACCACAAATACCATTAAAGGTAATTCCGGCATATGTTGAACCCAATTTCATACCACCTAATAGATCTAGAGTGGTGCTTTCAGTAGAATATTGGCTGGCGTTAATAAAGGAGCTAAGTGATGGCATTTATTTTCCTTATGATGTCAAAATATTTAGCATTTTAACTAGGATACCAAATCACCCCATCCTGGACATATTCACCTTCGTCATCTTCTGAATGTGTAGAAGGCATGAATAGAATATTATCATCTTCTGGTTTTTTGGCATCCTCGTAACTAAATTGTGCCTGTTCGATCAAATCAGAAAAATATTCTTGTCTGGTTAACCATGCAAAAAACACCAAACTCATTACTAAGTCGTCATGTTGACCATCTTCAGCCTTATAGGTATTAGATTTGGAAATAAATGACATCAATTCAACAATAATACGCTCATCATTTAATATGATCTTATTTTCTTCAATTAACCGTTTAAGAATAGCACAACCAATTTTTTTAGTTTGGGCAGTCGTTCTTATACCCATTTCATTTTTTCCAACCCCACCAAAGCCTTGAGACAAAATTTGTCCTTTTCGACCCATTACTTTTGTCATCAATACATTTTCGTATTCTAGATCGGTGTGTAAAATATTGGAAACCTGTCCACCCAAGTCATTTGTTTCAATTAAAACATATGCATTATTATATGCTTTGGCTGAATTAAATATAACTGTTGGAAAATTAAATGGGCTAATAGTATTATTTCTATAGGTAGCAACCACTTTGTATGGTGTGCTAGTTCCATCAATTACCGTAAATGCAGAATAGTCAGACCCCTGTCCACGAGATACGTCAGCCTGTAAAAAATAAATTTTATCGGTTTGTGGAATTTCATATACTCTATGACCTTCTACATTTTCAGAAATTGGTTCTTCCGGAGCAAGAACATTTAATTTTGTTGATGAAATTAAAGTATTAGAAGATCCTAAGAAACTGCAACCATACTCTTGGTTAAACTGTTCTTGGCTTGTATTGGCAATCTGTTCTTCTGCCCATTCTTGATTGCGTCTAGGTCCACCTGGAGTTATTGGAACTTGAGTCCAATCAACTTCAACGGGTACAAATCTATTTTTTGATTTATGTCCTGCAGGTCTATTAGCATCTACCCAAAGTTTATGAAAATGATTCATACCATTTGGAGTTGAAACAATTATTAATTTGGTAGTCAAACCTGCCGAAATGGTTGGATACGTGGAAGAATAGAATTCTTCCGCAATATGCGAAGGTAAGAACGCGTACTCATCCAACAACAATAGGTTATAAGAGCCACCACGGATCGCTGAAGACGATGTTGCATCGCAGACGACTCTAGACCCGTTTTCCAATTTAAAACTCGTCTTGTTCCATTCTACTACTCCTTGTTGCAGGAAATGTGGTAGATTTTCATAGGCTAATTGAAGTTTAGCAAACAATTCATCTTTTGCTGTTTTTAACTTATTGGCAAGAATAGCAACATTTACGCTTTGATTAAAAGTAACATAATGGCAAATATACCCAATAACAGAAGTAGACTTGCCAGATTGCCGAGGCCATTTTGAGATTACAAAACGATTTTGATGAATCTGTTTTACAAATTCTTCCTGATAATCATACAACTTGAAAGGCATGATACCCTTATCAAGAGTTTTAACTTTTACATATTTACTACAAAAATATACAGGATCATTGGCACATTTAACATATTCTTCCAGTTGCTCTTTAGTATACTGAATATCAATGCCAGGTGGCTTTAGTTTTGGGTTATTTCTATAACCTTGATTACCGTTGTTTAGACTCATTATTCACAACCTCTGCTTCGATTACTTTATCGGTGCTTCTATCTTTATTTAAGAGGTTCTGAAGATCCTTG